ATCAGGCCGTTTTCAACGCCATCCTGACCTTCCCACACACCATCCTCTTCCGCTACCTTGCGCAGCATCATCGCAGCCACGCGGGGGCCAGTCATTGATCCAAGGCCCGCAGCGTAAATCCGCGTGAATGCCTTCGAAATGGGGAGGAAGTACTTCTCAAATACATGCCGACTGATTGGCATGGAGTGAACCCATCCGCGCTCGATGGGCATCACTAACTTCAGATTGCGGTCAATTTTCATACTGCATCCCTGTTATTCGCTCTAATTAAGTGAGCGACCACATGGCGTTATTAACAATATAGTAGCCACGAATTACAACCATGAAGCTCGCGTTCTCCCCAGCGAAATCAAGCTCTCTCACGCTTTCAATCGCGCAGTTGATCATCTGATAGGTGGGGAGCGCAGATGTATCGGGAATCACCGTGATATTGCCGATGACCGAGTTGTTCTCCATCTGCGCCTTGTAGAGCGCGGCGAGGCCATTCGTTTTCAGCAGGTCAATCGTGACACTCGCCATTTGGTACGGCTCAGGCGATGTCACCGTTCCCGTCATGGACGGGATCATGGTCGTCGTCTCGCCATCCAGGGAAAGCTTGATGCCCGCCTTCCCAAGATACGGGCTCGTGACGTTCAGGGTCGAGAAAGAGGGGACAACGACGCTCCCCCTCAGCCGGTTCAGCGTGCCTTGCGCAATGAGCGGATTAGTTGCCATGTGTCATCCCGTTATGCGAAGGTCGTTGCGTTGAGGTTGAAGATGATCTGCGTGAAGCCGAACTGCGGCGTATAGACGGCTGCGAGGCCCGCATATTTGCCGATCGCGTAATCGCTCGGGTTTTGCGCGACATAGGTAGCGAATGGGACTGCGTTGATCACCACTTGGCCCTGGTACACGCCATTCGAAACGTTCTGCGCGAAGACTGTGGGGTCAAGCTGGGTCTGGACAAGCTGGCCCAATGCAAGGCCGTACGAGATGGCGTTTTGCAGCGTCTGTCCACCGGTAGCCTGAAGGCGGTTCACGCCGTCCTGGTTGTAGTAGAGCGGATTGATGCTGGTGTTCGAACCGTTGATGACCGTGTTCGAAATGTTCAAATCGAGATTGATCTGAACCCAGTCCACCGAATACCAATAGTTCCAGGGGTTGCCATCCGGCGTCACGCCCCATTCAAGGATCGTGTTGCTGATGCCGCCTTCTGCGCCCGTCGTGACGAAGTTGACGTTGGCCGTCTTGAACGTCGATAGTTGCGTCCCGGTCCAGCTACCCGCAGTAACGCCGACCAGATACGTGAAGCAAAGCGGGGGCACCTTGTTGGCCGAGCCCGGATTCGCGTTCAGCGTCGCCCAGAACATCGCCGCCATCGAGAATTCCGTCGAAGGCGCGTTCGTTGCCTGAATCAGCATCGGCGCGCACTTGTCGAGATTCGTGATGTTGCTGTAGGTTGAAAGCGTAACGGTCGTAAAGAAATACGTCTTCGCCGTAGTCGAGTTGTAGTTCTGGAGGAACGCCGGGTAAGTCGCATCCGCATCCCAGCCATAAGGCACGAGATACGAATAGAACTTATTGGGATTGGCCGTGATGAACGTCCCAAGCGCGGCAATGCCATGCGTCGAATCGGTCGGGCCGAGTTCGAGCACATACACCGACAATTGCCCAGCCTGCGCGTAGAACGTGGTGTTCATCGCGTTCAAGACTGCGGCATTCGCCACAACCACGGTGCCCGGAACCGTCTCCGAACCCGGATTGCTCGCGAGCGGATAGGTGAACTGAGTCGTGCTGGTGATGGTCGCGGCAAACGTGCCGTTATATCCGCTGGGAGTTGCCCCAGCAATCGTCACTTCGATCGTCTGACCGACCGGATAGCCGTGGCCACCGCTAACCGTGGCCGTGACAACACTGGCCAGCCAGGTAAGCGACGTGATGGCTTCGGGAGCCGTCAGGATTGCACTCAGCGACGACTTTTGCGTGAGCAGGCTGTACGTTCCAGCCGCGAGCGTCGTACCGCCCTGCGAGATGAATGCGCCGGTACGCTGCAGGGTAGACGGGGCCGGCGCGACGGTCTGAGATACTTGAACCGTAACTATGTTATTCGCCATTTGGGCGGCCTCTCAGATTATTAAACGAATGCGACCGAAACCGTGCCGCCCGTACCCGGGTCCACGACGATGCCGGTCGAGCAGGGCCAGTCGAGGGTGATCACCGTTCCAACCACCGAAGTCGTGGGGCCGGCATAAATCAGGTTTGCCGCAGCGGCACCACCAGTGGTGGCGACGTCATACGCCTTGACAGCAGTGGACGAGGCGACGTTGACGATGATCTTCACCAGACGACCGGGCGTCGCCTTGATGGCGGTAATCGCCGACACGTTGTACGTCGGGGTTTTGCCGGTCGCGACATATTGATCGCCGAAAGCATCGACGCGCGTCGGCGCATAGTAGTTAGACGGGTTCAGCGCTACCGAGGCAGCAATCGGACCTTGGGGCATTTATGGACTCCACAAAATGAAAAAGCCCGCTCAATGGCGGGCGTGATGACGTCGCGAGACTCTTGCGCTACGTGGCTAGCTTGTTGAAGTAATACGTTGTCAGGACAGTTTCAATCAGTTGTCGCGCAACGTCATTCATTCGCGTCTGATAGTACGAGACCTTGAAATCCATGGTCTTCTTCATGGCAAGCGTCGTCAGGTCCACCTGCGTCCGCTTGGCATCCTTGACGATCGGCATGTTTTGCAGGCCAATCGTGTTGTCGTTCATCAGGATGTAGTTGAAAACATAATCCTGAAAATCCAGCGCCTGCTGATTGTTCAGCCCGTATATCGTGAGCCGCACACGATCTGAAGCAAGCTGCGTGTGATTCGAGTTGTAATCCAGAAACGGGGCCGATCCGATCGCCTCTGTGTCGTCATCCCCAATGTGGATGGTTGCGTAAGGGGGCGCGAGATTATCCGGCACAACAAAGGACGGATACATCGGCATGTACTTGTTCAGTGTCAGCCACACTGGCAGGCTGTTCGAAACAATCGGCTCAGTCGGAAGATCCGACATGTTGTCGATCAACTGCGACTGCATCACCGAATAGACCGCATGGCCCGAATAGTGGTACAGATTCGCCTGTTGATAGAAGTTGTCCCGCTTCCTGAAGGAGAATTGCAGACCTTCGAACTCCCCGATGTACAGCGTGTCGGGGCTCGTCTGGTTGAAGATATCTATCTCGGACAGGGCCGTGAACGTGACGTGATCAACATCAATCGTCGCGTCTTCGTTCTGCTCGCGGTCAATCGCAAAATGGATCGAGCCTTGGACCGTCTGCGTTTGGCCTGTGTTTATGTAAAAGATATAGCCATCGAGCGGCAGGACCGTCCGCTGATAGACCGTGAACACAACCGTCTGGTTTTGCGAGAGGGTGTTTAGACCGGCCGCCAGCGTATCTTGTAGCTGCGATTGCGAGTTAAGCGACTCGGCGATTGATGGCATCAGTCCACCCAGGCTTTAAAGCTTTGAACAAAAAGGGACGTGTCGACAAACGACGGGCGCCGAGGATTGCCCTTGGCGTAGGGGCGCTTCAGACGGTGGTTGACCCCATCCAATGCGGCCTGAGTCGGAACGCCAAGGATGCCCATCTGCTCGACTTCCTGAGTCAGGATGAAATCCTTGAACATCGCTTCAATCTTGCTTTCGCCGCCTGCAAACGGATTGCCAGGAGGCGGTGCGCCCATCATCATGCTTTCAAGCGATCCGGCAAGCGCGTCTTCAAGGTTCGCCGCGATCTTGTCCAGCTTCGCATCGGCGAAGGTCTGCATGATGTGGTACTTGTCTTCAAGCCATTCCGCAACATCGCCGGTCGTTTGCTCGCCGCTCTTTACCTTTGGCTTGACCGGCTTGTTGAGCTTTCCCTTTTTGGCTTGGGGGACTTTTGTTTCTGATGGGGCATTGGCGTATGGCTGGTCAACGACCCCAAGGTGAAGAATGATTTTGCCGGGACGTGATCTAGCGGCAACCAGAGTAGGGGGCGAATGACTGCCGCCGCCTACCGCCGAGGATGTGTCAAATTCCTTTGCCGCCATGATTTAACCTCAGCTTAGGCCCCAGATATTTCCGAGTTCCTGCTGCGCTGCCATCCAGGCCCGCCCATACGGGTCTTTTAATTGGCCCAGGTTCGCCATGGTCAGCCCATTCAGGAACTCCGGCACGTTCAGCGATTCGGACGAGCTCACGTCTGCGGACGACGCCACCGTGCCGCCCACGAACCCGGTGATTTTCCATTGCTGGCGCAGCGTTGCGAAATACGTCTGCCCGATCTGATCAGGGCACCAGTTAATCAGGAATGATGTCCCGAGGCAGTACACCGCGAAGCAGTAATAGTCTTGCCCCACGGCATACAGAACCTGCAGCGTCATTTCCTCTGCATAGCTCAGCGCCCAGGGGATATAGGCGCTATTCGATGGCAATGCAGATGAGGGAATCCCCGCCACCGTGGAAAGGAAGGTATAGAAGTCCGTGACATTCGGCTGCGTTGTCGTTTGCCACGGAGCCAGTCCGCCTGCATTCGGAAGTGGGGGGAAGTAGCCCATGTTTAATTACGGCGAGGACGGCCGCGGCCGCGAGTAGGTTGGTTCGGATTGCTGTTGTCGATCTCGATCCGTTCGGCGACTTCGACATCTACGCCCGGCCGCTTCTGCTCCACGATGTCCATCTCAAGCGATACGACTTCTGAGCCGGACTCTTGCGCGATTTCGGACATCTTGATGCTCGTCGCCGCTGCCGCTTCTTTGCGACGCTCGAGCGCCTGCTCATTGAGCCAGTCTTCGTTGCGCTCGAAATTCGACATCAGGCGATCAACCGGAATGGGCTTGTCGAACTGATAGCACTGACCGATGAACGCCTCTGCGCGGTCAATCTCGTTCACGGGGATCAAGCCGTACATGCGATGCTGCTCGACGATGTGCTCATGATCCATGCGCGTGCCCTGCGGATAGACATTCTCCTGTCCGCCCGGGCGAATCTTCACTTGAAAGGGGGCCTTGTTACCGGCGACCCAATAATGAAGCTCGAATTGAAATTTTGTGCAATTCGCAATATAGAGAGGCATGGGTTGTTTTTCCCTGATAAAACCCCTGTATGAAAGGCTGCGGAAACATGACAGGGACATGCTTGTCGGGCGCGCTAGCCCTATCCGCAGCGCAAACAAAAAAGCCCGCGCGGGGCGGGCTTTGTTTTGCATGAAACGAATTCTATTCGCAGAGCGCTTCTATTTCTAACCTTGCAGTATGAACAACAAGGGGCTCTTGCTTGAATTTGGGAGGCCAGTGACATGCCTTTCCGATGCGTCTCAACCATTCGACTGGGTCGATATCGCTTTTCGTGACATTGCAGGTTATGCAGAGCCACTGTAGATTCGATACATCGTTGCTCCCGCCAGAAGCTAGGGGTTGCCAGTGGTCAAGATGTTTTCTGACAGTCCTGAGATCGACCTCACAGTTCGCGCAGCAATAGTTCTGCGCCTTCAGCAATGCGCCAATCTCTTCCGGAGTATGGCTTCCCGGAGCTCTAAACAACCTAGCTCTACGTCTATGAATCTGTGCAGAGACAATCTCGGGGTTCCGGTATCGATACTCCCTCAAGTAGCCGGGATTTGCTGCGGCATATGCCCGTTGCTGCTCTGCGCGACGCTCTCGATTCTTGGCCCGCCATTCCGCGCCCTGTTGAAGCAGGAGATCCCGCTTTTCGGCGCGCCTTATCTTATCTTGGGCAGCTTTTTTGTCTTTGTTTCTTCGGTACGTTTCGGCGTCTCGCGCCTTACAAGATTCCAAATTTTCTTGTCGATACCGAGCGGCGTATTCCGAACGGTATTCGACGTTTTCATTCCGCCATTTGGCTACCGCGGCTTTGACTTTTTCTGGATTCTTTGCCCTGTACTGGGCGGATATTTGCCTAAATTTTTCAGCATTCTCTTGATATTTTATTTTTTTCTTAGCGAGAACACATTTTTTACAAGAGGACTGCACTCCGCTCTTTTTCTTTGCATCTTTATGAAAAGACGAAAGTGGCAGGCAATTCTTGCATGATGAGCAAATCTTTGTCATTTCTTCCATGATCGGCATAAGATGATGAGGAGCACTGGACTCCCATCATCTTATGCCATCGTGGAAAACTCCGCAAGAGATTTTACCCCTTGCGGCCATGCTTAATATCCAGCACTCACAATGGTAAGTGCTTCAGGCCTTACGCCCCAGCCAGAGGTTGAGCGCAGTTCGGAAACAACGTCAACGGCACCGCCAGCGAGAGGGCTGACGATTTCTCGGGGCGCTGCGAGGTCCACATATTGAAGGGCGCAAGCATTCAGCCCGGGCGTGAGTTTCGCAAATTCATTCGTGTTGATCCGCGCGCCGGACGGCTTTTTGACTTCCGGCATATTGACCAGAATGACGTCGGTACCGCCCGCACCCTTTCCAATCAATGTATCGTCGCACGCCCAAACAATCTCGTCCTGGTTCCACTCGAGCACGTCATCCACGAGGCCGCGGACCGACTTCGAACCAGCGCCTTCGCGTTGGAACTGCGTGAGCTGGACGATGCCTTGGTAGCTGATCAGGCTGAGAATGCGCTGGGTCGTCGTGATCGAGAACTTGCCCGGCAGACCCATTTGATTCGTGCGGGTCTTGATCGCCGAGATCTGCGACAGCAGAAAGAATGCGAGTGCGCCGTTGTCGTACGTGCTGATCGTCGTGTTGCCATTCGGATCGGCCGGCAGGTTCAGTGCCGTTGCGCCTTGCGTGTTCAGCAGGCCTTCGCCGTTCGTCGGACGAGCGCCGTACAGCAGCAGGTTACGCATCTGCTGGAAGATGCCCTGACGCATTGCGAGGCGCTGCGCTTCGACCAGCGACGTGCCCGTACGACCGAATGCAGCCTGGTCGTGATGGTCGTATTCGGCACGCGAGCGGAGCAGATACGTCGGCGTGCTGAATTCGCTGTACGCGATGCCGCAGCTCGGGAGCTGGTTCACCGCGAACTGGCCTTCCTGAACCTGCGTACGAACGTCGAGGCGCTTCACGTACACAGCGAGGTCACCCTCACCGAGGCGGACTTGCGGATCGCCCTGATACAGCGCTTCGAACGCGCCCGATGCTTGCTGGTACGGAAGCAGTACTTCCGGGACCAGGTAGTGCGGGCTGACCCGAATGGGGGCTTGAATTACGTTAGACATTCTTTAGTCCCCTTTAGAGAAGGATGATTGCAGCCGAACCAGTACGGTTCCACGACGCCGCGCCAGTGGTCGGGTTGTACGAAACGATCATGCTGTTGCCGACGTTCGTTTGCAGAACCTTGACGTTCAGCGCGCCCGTGCCGTAGTTCAGGACGATCGTGCCGCTCTGAGCGCCGGCCGAGAACGTGCCCGACGTGCCCGCGATCTGGAAGCTGAAGTGCTGGTTATCAGTGAAGGCGGTAACCGTCTGGTTGCCGTTGATGAGGCTGGCACCCGTGCCGGTCACGCCCGAGATGTTAATGAAATCGCCCACGCCAGCAACCGGCGAGGCCGAGGCCATCACAACCGCGAACGTCCACACGCCGCTTGCGTACGAAGCGGTCAGCGACGTCACCGAGTACGTGGCCGTCGATGCGTCGTACGGTTGCAGAACCTGGTTGTTGAAGTCCCACGAGACTTGCTGCGTGATGAGACCGCCATCGAGCGAAACAAGCGACGGGTCCATGGCAACCGCGATGCGGGCACCAGAGCCGATGCGATAGAACGGGATCGAGTCGCCGGTATAGCCAGCGGTCGGAACCGGGCTGGACGGCGAGCCTACCCAGCTATACGCCTGATCGAAGACCGAGAAGCCGGTGAGGTTCGATTGCGCGGTAGCAGCGACAATCGCACCGCCGAGGGCTACGTCGGCAGTCGCTGCGGCGATGTTTTCCGAAATCGCCATGCCACCCCAGATGGGGCCGGTTGCAGCCGACGAGAGATTGCCGATGGCGAGGTTGAAGCGAGCGTTCGGCGAGTCGTAAGCCTGGCCTTGAATGAGGCCTTGGCTTTGAATCGAGAACGAGCCCGCGCCGTTGGTCGTGCCGTACGGGTAGAAAGGAGTGTTGATGGCCATGATTTACCTTATTGCTTGCCAACGTTGGTGTTGATCCGGCCAAAGACGCGCGGCGGACGGAAGTCATCCATCCATCCACCGATCTCGCCGACGAATTCCGTCACCATGTGGCCGCTATCCATGCGGCGGGTGATCGGGCGCAGACGGATACCTTCGGGCAGGGCGGCAGGGCTGCGTGCGGCCGTCATTGCGTCAGCGTAGATACCCTTCTCGGCGATCTCGAAGACGGCCTTGTCCATACCGCGCAGCGGAACTTCTTTCCACTGATCGCTGTGCTTTTGCAGACCGCGGGCGAGACGCGTGCGATAGGCCAGAAGGCTTTCGCCATTCAGGGGACGCGGAGCCGAATCGCCGAATGCCGAATAGACCGCATCAGCCTTAGCCTGTGCATCAGCCATGGCGTGATAGTCCGCATCCGACAGCTCCTTCGGCAGGCGACGCTCGAGCGCGGCAATCATGCTGCGGATATCGGATGAATCGGCGGCGGCCTTCTTGAGGGCTGCGGCTTCGACTTCCTTCTCTTTGGCCTTGTCTTTCATTTCTTCGTCTTCGTCATCGTCTTTGCGACCGCGCTTCTTGTCAGCGGCAGTCATCAAGGGATCGGCCGGCGCGTTGTCGTCGTCGTCCTTGCGGGCGTCGTCGTCATCGTCCTTCTTGCCGAAATCCGACTTGTCATCGTCGTCCTTCTTGGCGTCTTTCTTCGAGCCTTTGCGAGCCGTCAGCTTGGCGTCGTCATCGTCATCGTCGTCAGCCTTGGGGATCGGCATCTCTTCGTTCGACTTCGCGTCATACTCGCTATCCTTGCGAGCATCGTCATCGTCGTCCTTACGCGCGCTGTCATCGTCGTCGTCTTTCTTGCAGTGTTCGACGTTGACTTCTTCCAGCGCATCCATGCGCTTCGTCAGGCCCTGGATGGCAAGCAGGATGGTATCCAGCTTGTCCGAGGCCGCATCAGCGCGCGTTTCCTTTTCAGACATATCAAAAGCTCCTTCGTTATCAGAAATGACGCCGTGCGGTGGCCCGCCTTTGTCCCAAACACCTTGCTCGCATATCGCGATGTGATCCAACAAACTGGGCTTACCCTCAATAAGCAGGGTTTCGCCTTCCTTTAGCCGAATCTCTTTGTTCCCGTCCGTATCGCGGAATGCGACTCCCGGGGATGTGGACGTTGTTTTTGTGGCCATGATCTCCGCAGCTTCTTCGTCGCGGATTTGTGCAACCGCCCATACATCCTGGCCTTTGATGTAGGGCAGCACTACAGAGCCGACAATCCGCTCTGCAAATTCCTTCGAGTCGAGAATGTCTGTCTTCGGATGATGAAAGACGACCGGCAGGCCATTACAGCGCTGCAGGAATTCATCATTCAGATAGAACTTCGGGTCGCGGAAGACGAACTCACTGAGTTTGTCCCGGTATGCGACGCCCGTTCCGGTGATGCGGATATTGAACAGCCAGAAGTTGCCAAAACGCGTAGGAGAGGGCATGTCGCCCGTCATCACGGCCTTGGCTACGTCTGTCTCAGTGCGGCGCTGGCCTTCATCGCCTAGCAAGACCTCGTTGACGATCGCCTGTGCGTCAGGATGGATCGGGAAAGGTAGGGCATTGGGCTCAGCCCATGTGAAGCCGTCGCTTTCGTCATTCAGGACGGGATTGAACTGCTCGCAGTCGTTGCGGAAGATTGCGAAGCCGTTTTTCTCGGTCAGGTATCGGATAGGGAGTTCCGTCGAATGCCCGAGTTCTTCTCGGCACTCCCGGATCGCGGCATCCTGAACGGTTTCGCCATCCTCGATCATGCCCCCTGGAAATGCCCATTCTCCGGCATGGTCAGGAGAGCCTTGGCCGCGCTTGATCAGCAGGATGCGCCCACCAGCCACGAACATGATTCCGGCTGCCTTGGGACTTCCCTCGTCGGCGTCAGCCTTGCTCCTGCCAGCCTCTTTGAGGGCGATGGCGATCGACTGGTCCCTTGGGTGGCCTGCGGATTCCAGCTCTTTTATGTTGTGACCGACGACCTCGTTAGATGATCCTTGTTCGAGGGGCATATTTAATGACTCACTTTGTTACCTGCACGCAGTCGCCAAATCTCGTAAGTACACCGCCTTTTGCGGCACAGTGTTCATGCTTTGGATACCAGTGCAGGAAGGCTGCTACGAGGGTGGCACCGCATATTGCAATCAACCAATTCATCTCAACCTCTCATCGCAGCGATCTTCGCTCGCGCTTCTTCCATCGCTTCTTCGCCCTTGCGCGTTACCATATCCGAAGGTAAGTCTCGCAAGGCATACAGGTACCGGTATGAGCACGAACAAAATACTTCCTCGCCTGGTTTCGTGATCTGGTCTGTATAACCAGCCGGACCGACTTTCATCAGGCCCTTCTGTAGCGCCCAATTGCCGCGGATCGCGTAGACCTTTCCTTGGCGCTCTTTGTGATCAGGGCGGTTGTTGTATCCGATGGATTTGCGGATATGCCACTCTCCCGCAAGCGCACCGCCATCCGTCGCGATGATTTCGTTCAGGCTTGAGACGAACTTCGTGCCTTGGTCGATCATCACGCGCCGTTCAGTGAACGGAAGCGACGTAAGCGCCTTGCGGATGTGATCCTTCGTTTCCTTGACGTCGACCGCGCGGCTTCCGCCATCGGGAATGGACGAGGCCCAGCCCGCGAACCGCTGCGATACCTTCTCCATCATCGCGTCACGGTTGAGCTTGATCAGCCCGCGCGAGACGGCCATGCGGCGGTCCAGTTCGCCTCGCAACTTTGGCTTCAGCCGGTCAATGGTGAACCGCGAGATGCCCGGATGATTCTTGACGATCTGGCCGTCATCGATCATGCGCCGATAGATGCTCCCGAACGTCTTGTTCAGTTGCTCTTCGAGCACGCTTTCTGGCGTCAGGGATTGGGCCGCGGACTCACGAATCTTTCCGAGCCAGTATTCGAGACGATGCACGCTGTCAAAGCCGGTCTGCTCGAATTCGCGGATGGCTTCGGAGATCGTTTCGAAGAAAGAGGCCATCAGATGTAGATGCGCTCAAGCGCCATTGCCTGTATTCGATTCAGTACTTTGGCGAGATCGCGCGCATCATCGGAATATAGATGGTCCACGCACTCTTCAATCGCCTCAAAATCCGATTCAAGAATATCGGCGAGATCCCATATCAACTGGCGAACCTTGATTGCTCTGGCTTCGCGTTTTTCGTGATCATCCATTTCCACCCCTGTAGTAGAAAGTCAGACTGACGAGCTAAAAGGTTTCGGTTCGTGCGGCTCTTCCATCGGCTGCGGGGGCTGGTAATTGGCGAGCGCCTCATAATCCAGATTTAGCGGATGCCTGAAGAGGTGCTTGTTCTCATTCAGGTTGTCGCAGGCCCATTGGATGATCGTGGCCTTGTTCTCTGGATCTGCTTGTGGCAGGAGGACTTCCATCGTTGCGACGATGACTTTGTGCTTCGCCTCTTCGACGCCCACCAATTCCGATTCCGGCTCGACCATCAACGATGGCCAAACTGCCTCGAACGCATTCACCCAGTCGTAGAACGCCTTTTCATAAGGCACCTTCTTCCATTCGGGGAATTCGTTCTGGATCGTCTCGTAGAATTCCGGCGTCCAAGCCCGGTACATCACGATCCTATCGAACAGGTCATACAGAGGCTGCATGTCCTGCCGCAGACCATCGATGAACCGGATCACGTCCTTGGCGTCTTCCGTGCCTTCGCCGAACCCCTCGGCATACGATTCCGAGTTCAGCATCTTGGCCGGCATCGGAGTGGCGACCGCGATGTTCTCGAGAATATTCTTTCGAGCTGTCGTCTGCGCCGTATCCGTGTTCTGCATATTCAACGTCTCAATCGACTCTTCGGGAGTGATGTTGATGACGTTGTTGGTTTCGGCTTCCTTGACGACGTTGCGCTTGATGCCTTGCAGGACGGCCATCGCTCGATCCGCGATTGAGCCAGCCTGCTTCATCTTGGCGACGATGACCCCGGCTTTGCGCGAGATCATGTCGTCCGCGATCATCGACTGAATGAACGACTTCAGAGGATAGAGCGGTCGCTGATAGACCGAGCGGCCCGTGTAGCCGAATGCCGAGCTCGTGTACTGAATGTAGATCGGCGATTCGTTGAAATAGACCAGCGAGCGCGAGGGGTGATACTTCTGACCCGCAGCCGTCACGAGAGTGGGGCGCTGAAAGTCGATCGCGTTCGGGTCTTGATTCAGCACCAGTGATCCAGCGGTATTCAGCGGATCGAGGCAATTGAAATACAGGTCAAGACTGGCGATCTTCTCGGGCGGGATCGGCTCATTGGTGTCGACGTCTTTCGCGCCCCAGACAATCGCCGAGGCACCGTAGATCATCGACAGGCGCTTGGTATTCGAGATGAACCCATCAGCGCCGATCTTCTTCCACTCGCGGCGGAAGGCATCGCGAACCCGCTCCTCCGGCGAGCCGGGGATCGAGATTTCCCGCTCTTGGCTCATGGCCATCTTGATCGGGCCATCGATCATCTTGGCGCCGAGGGGGTGCGCCGTATAGATGGTTTTGCAGAGTTGATAACTCGGCTCAAATCCGGGAACAATCTCATCCGACATCAAGAGATCGTAAAGAGAGGAGTTTAGGCTCGATCCTATGAGGTCAATGGTTGCCATATTCGAACACTTTCCGATCTCTCTGTGACATTAGGGCATATCGGGCCACCAGCGATTGCCCTTCGCTTGATTGTGCGCACCCGGCACAACCTGTAGGTTCGAGTCCGCGTGGAACCCGCAAACCAATTTTGATTGAAGCGGCACGATGTGATCTACGTGATACCACTCGCCAGTGACCATGCTCAGGAAATCGGCGGCGAAATAGAATTCGCGCATCCGGTCCACATCGTTCCATCTCGGGGTCGCATTCAATTTTGCAGCTCGGCGTCTCGCCTCTTTTTCCGCTTTGGCTGCAGGATTCGCAATTTCCCAAGCCTTCCTGCTTGCCTGAACGCGTTCGGGGAATTTTTCAGCGTAGCGACGCTTTATCTGCCGACTACGTTCCGCGTTTTTCTTGGCCCACTCACCCATGGCAGCAATGCGGCGCGGCGCATTGTCACGGTAACTTTGCTTTCTACATGCGATGCACTGTGGCGTCAGGCCGTCTTTTCGATTCCTATCTTTGTAGAAATCGGCATGAGGCTTTTCTATTTCGCATCTTCCGCATCGCTTATACAACGTCCCGCCGAGCGTCGAGCCATTCATGGCCCCGCCAGTGATTGTGAGTTCTGCCATGAGGGGTCGTGTTCGTTAGAAGCCATCCCCGCCGTTAAGGCCAATGATGACGCCATACATGAACCCGTCTGCGAGGTCATCGGCGCGCTTGTGCGCGTCTTTATCGCCAATGCGATAGCCGACAACTTGAGAGACGAGATGATTTTTCGACTGGCCCTTGTAATCCATGACCTTATCGAATGCGGTATCAGAGAACTTGACTTCTCCGCGATGCACAGCGCCGGATGCGGCTACAGCCCGCCCATCCTTGCCGATTGAGGTGATATCGCCTGCTATGGGCTCAGCAGGCAGGCCGACACGCGCGCAGTATTGATTGAGCGTGATGCCGCTTGCCTTGTCCTCGATGAACGTGCCGATCGCACCGTGGCGAGCCTTTGTGGCCTTAGCTAGATACTCAAGGTTCGTGAAGACATTCGGCAGCCAGGTCGTCAGCAGATCGGAATTGATCTGGATGATTTCCCAGTCGAGAATGATCAGCTGATGGCCAACATGTCTTGAGAGGGCGAAATAGACGACGGCCGTTCCATCATTACCGCTGCCATCTTTCATCGCACTGTCAACGACGGCGAAGACGCCATCGCAATGGGCGGGGTAGGGAACGCCCTTGCCGTCGACGGTTAGCTTGTCGAGCGAGAAGAATGCTGCCCCGGAAAAATCCGTGAAAAGGGCCTCAAACTCTTGAGCGAAAACGAGGGGATGAGTCCGCTCCTTTTCTCGTTCAAGCTCGTCAGCCGGCACGTACGGATTCGCGGCGGTCGGTGCGTGGTGCTGAGTGAATCCTAATTTCGGATCGTTGCACGCGGCCCAGAAGAAGTTTTCTTCATCGATGCCGTGTGGCGTGGAAAATACCCATGCGCCACCGCGCCGAGTCAGGAGCGTCGGCTTGATTGCCCGCTCCCATATCTGCTTCATCTGGCCGTTCTTGGCGAACGCAGCTTCGTCTAGAAGCACCCAGTCGTATTCACGACCGCGGCCCGCGAGCGGATTGTCGTTAACATGCCAGAAGTCGACCAGCCCGCCAGTGGTCGTGCGGATCTCGCCGTCTACCTTGCTGGATCGGCGCTTAATCGGTTGGAGTATCTGGACGATCTCGTCAAACGGCTCCAGCAACTGCTTATGCTCGGGCGTGAATACGCCGATCTTCTTGCCCTTGGCTGCGCCATTGGCCGCCAGGGTAATGAGCAGCTGAGTTTTCCCAAATCTTCGTCCGCACCGGACGGCATTGAAACGCCCGCGATTGCGGTATATGTCTGCCTGCCCACTGTGCAGCGTCGGCAGGTAGATATCGGTCATGTCGTTATTTTTGCAACAATCCAGCTAATTCGATGGATACTCACTCGGGAAATTTGCATCCCGACGTTTTCATTGTTGCGCTGGCGATTCTAATCAGGGAGGCCGCCGTGAACATTCACGTCGTTCGTATTCGCCTCGTCGTCTTTCTTCTCGCCGTAATCCTTCGGCGCGATCTTCGCAGCCCGCCAACGGAAGTGATGGGCCAATTCACGAGCGCGCGTCAATTCGAATGGATCGCCAGCGAGACGGATCTCTTCCTCGGCCATCTCATCCCAGACCGCCGCAGCCTTGATGCGGGTCTCGCGCACGCGCGCGGAACGGTCCTCAGAGGCATCTATCCACCGAAATAAGGCCGACCGGGATACATTGAACTGCTTCGCAAGCCCCGTGAACGTCTTCCCATTCATCAACTCATCGCAGATGAACTCAACGCCTACCGAATCGAGGATTGCGGGCGCATCTACGGGCGGCTTTCGTTTGCTTGTAGCCATACCCTATCTGGGCATCGGCCCTTTCCTGATTAAGGACCGGGGAAGAAGGATTCTTCGGTCCATGTTGCGGTAACGCTCAGCGATTCCCCTGATACTGCACTGCTTGATGTCTGCAATTCCATGCATTGCGTTGCACCGCGCAGAATGATGGGCTGCGAGCCTTGGGGG